CTATTATGGCGTGTAAGTACCATAATGTTAAGAACAATACTAGGTTTAGGCGGTATTTAGGGAGTAGTGAGGGAGAATGTTGGAAAAAGTTGGAGGAGATTAACCCAACTGACCATATTGTAATTCCTATTGGATATAATAAGTTTGCAAAAAGTTATAAGGAAATTTCTTATGAAACTTTTAAAGGCACTGGTCATTGTAAGAAAGAGATTACTTTGCCAAAAGTTCTTGATGAAGATTTAGCAGAATTCTTAGGAATTTATTATGCTGATGGGTGTCTGCACGACTGTAATGGTTCTTTTAGTGTTGTAATTACGAATGGGAACGAAGATGCTGTAAAGAGAGTATGTGAACTTTCTAAAAAGCTGTTTAATATTGAAGCAAAGGTTTCTTATAAACAAAATTCAGCTACAATTTGTATTACAGCAAAAAGGCTTTGTGTAATTGAAAATGCCCTTGAAATGGTAAGGGGTTGTAGAAATAAGGTAATTCCTGATATAATTTTACAATCTCCTGCAAGTGTGGTAAAAGCTTTTATTAAGGGAATGACTTTAGACTCTTATGTGGTGGCTTCTGAAAATAAGACTTTTTTAAAGTTTACTGTAAGCAACCATGTTTCTGCTAAACACTTACAAGAGATTTTATTAAACATTGGTATAGTTTCCTCTGTACGTCAAGATACTTCTAAAACATTGAATGTTTTTCATGTTATTGTATACAATGAATGGTATGAGAAGTTTAAGAATGAGATTGGCTTTGTAGAAAGCTGTAAAAATGTTTCTTATACTAGGGGTAAGGCAAATAAACATAATGGATACATTTGTCTTGATAATAAAATCTATGTTAAGGTTATTAAAAAAGAGTTTTTAGAGGAAGATGTTTATGACTTTAATGTTCCTAATACACATAGTTTTATTAGTATGCCTTGCATTAGTCATAATACTGATAGTTGGCGTTTAAGCAGTCAGATGCCCAACATGCAACAGCTCCCCCATCCATTAGAAGAGCCTAAAGATGGTGAGGATAGAACTTATTACGACTTTTGGGAAAGATTTGAAATAAGAAAGTTGTTTATTGCAGAAGAGGGTTATTCCTTTATAACTGCCGACTATACCTCTTTGGAGCGTTATTTAACTGCACATTTATCGCAAGATAAAGTATTGTGCGATATTCTTGAAAATAATAGAGACTCACATAGTACAGTCGCTAAAATTGTTTTCCCTGAGTTAAAAGATGTTCCTGTAGAGAATATTAAAAAAGAATACCCTGCAAAACGGCAACTTGCAAAAAAGATTTCTTTCTGTTTAGATTATGGTGGTTCAGCAGTTGCAGTAGCTAGGAATTTGGAAATAGACCAAAAGACTGCTCAAATGTATATTGATAAGTATTTTGAAGGTTTTTATGGATTGCATACTTATGACCAAGCTGTAGTAAAATTTGCAAAAACTCATGGATATGTAAAAACTTTGGGCGGGCATAAAAGGCATTTATGGGATATTAATAGTTCAGATAGAAAAGTTTCTAGTTATTTAGAGCGTGTTGCTGTAAATGTTTTAAGCCAGGGGAGTGGTGCGGATGTTACAATGTTTGCACAGTTAGATATTGATAGTGACCCTGTATTAAAGTCTATTGGGGCATATATGGTTATGAATATACATGACGAGGTAGCAATGATTTGTCCTACAGAGTATAAAGAGCTTTGTATGGAAAGGCTTAAATTTCATATGGAAAATTGTATGTTAAAACGTGGTATACATTTAACTTATAATTTAAAAGCCGTTCCTGGGTATGGAAAGTCGTATTTTGAGGCAAAATAAGAAAGGCGGTATAGAATGGCAGATATAAAAAAACTAATAAAAGATATTAATAAAAAGTTTGGTGCAAATGCTATAAGATTGGGTTCAGATATTAAACAAGATATGAATTTTAAAATTCCTTTAGGTAGCGTGGGCTTAAACGATGCTTTAGGTGGCGGATTACCTAGCGGAAGATATATTACTTTAGCGGGGCAAGAGAGTAGTGGCAAGTCTTTTCTAGCCTATAAAGCTATTGCTACAGTCCAAGCTATGAAAAAGAAAACTGTTACTGATAGTAGTGGTTTTGAATATGAAATTGTGGCGGAAGATGGGGATACTCCTTTACAAGCCGCACTTATTCAAATAGAGAGCGGAAGTTATACAAAAGAATGGGGAGACTATTTAGGCATTGATAATGATAGCCTAATCTTTTGTCAGCCCGAAGGTATGGAGCAAGCTTTAGATATTGCTATTGCTTTACAGCAAGCGGGGGTAGAGTTTATTGTAATTGATTCTATAGCCGCTATGTTGCCTACGAAAGAAATTGAAACAGATTTGGTTGATACTGTACAAATGGGATTAAGAGCAAAAGCCTTAAATTCCTATCATGGAAAGTTTCAAAGTTTTAATAATACTTTAGAGAGAACAGGGCGTATTCCTACTACTGTATTAGCTATTAACCAATTTAGGGATAAGTTAGGTGGTTATGGTGACCCGACAACTGTTCCTGGGGGGAATAGTCAAAAGTATACAAATAGTTTGGAAATTCGTACAAGAGTTGGCGATTACCTTAAAGAAGGTACAGGAGCTAACGCAGAAATTGTGGGCAGAGTTGTTAAATGGAAAATTCAAAAGAATAAAACAGGTGCGGCCTTTGTAGATGGTGAATACGATTTCTATACAAAAGATGGAATGTTGCCTAAAGGAACTATTGATACCGCAAAAGAATTGGTTGTATTGGCTATTGTTAAAGGTGTTGTAGAAAGGCGTGGCGCATGGTATTTCTATAATGGTGTACAAGTTGCACAAGGACAAGATAACCTTATTCAAAAGTTGCGGGAAGATAAAGAAATGTTTTTAGAGATTGTGGGGAAGTTATGAGTGTTTATGAGAGGTTATACTAAAGATTTAGCCAATCTTTTAAAAAAGAGGGCTAAGTTTATTGCAAGATGTGAGAGTTGTAGATATTTTGGAGATGATGGTTGTGAAAATAGTTCTGTAACAAAGTTTGATGTGGTGAATGACGATGGCAGAGTGTTCTGCGTGTTTTGGTTGCCACCACAGGAGGAATAAATGGATAGAAAGAAACTTAGTAATAAACATGAAAAAGATATTGCAGAATCTTTAAATGGAAAGGTTCAAATTGCTAGTGGTGCAATTCCTTTGGTGGGCATGAAGGGGGATATAATTTCCCCCGTTTATGTAATAGAGTGTAAGGCTACACTTAAAGATTATTACATTTTAAAACGTAAAATTGTGGAAAAGATAGAAAAGGAGGCGTTGAAGTGTGGAAGAGTCCCTTTGCTTGCTATTCGTACTAGCATTGGAGATTTTATACTTTTTAGGGTTTATGATTTCTTTAGCAATGTTCCGCAAAAGTCTATATACGCCTTTAATGAGTCTGTAAAAATTCCGCCCGACATTTTCAAGGGCTTGTGCGTTGACATGGATTTTGATAATGATAATAGTGAACTGTTTTTGGTAGGAGATACTTATTGGGAACTAATTTCTCTAGATAATTTTAAAAATTATATACATTGGAGTGATTAAATGGCAGTAAAAATTAAAGGTAATTTAAAGGCAATAAATAAGTTTCAACCAAAGAGTGACTTTCTTGTTCCTGCCATTGAAAATGTTTTAAAAAACAAAGTGGCGGGAAAGGATAGAAATCATGGTTGGAATAGTCCTAGTGGTGTAAGTAATTGTAGTAGGCTTACTTATTACATGCGTAAAGGTGTGGAAGCCGATTATAAAGCAAATGAGCCACGCTTGCAAAGAATTTTTGATAATGGAACTTGTGTTCATTTAAGACTACAAAACTACTTATTAAAAAGTGGTGTGCTTTTAGATGATGAAGCACCTTTGTTTAACAGAGAATATGAGATTATGGGAACAACTGATGGATTACTTTTAGATGGTGATACATTGGCGGTATTGGAAATTAAGTCTATAAATGCTTATGGATTTAATGCTTTAAAGGATGCAAAAGAGGAGCATAAGTTACAAGCAGGGGTTTATTTGTTTTGTCTAAATGAGCTTAGGAAAGATATTTTGCGGGGCAAGAGGGCAGAACTAGAGTTAGCCTATAAGGATAAGCTAAATAGTTTTCTAAAAGGAGATAAACATTCTACCAAGCAAGAAAAGGTTGAAAAACAGTTTAAAAGC